CTACTCCGCCCTTTCCACCTCCTCTGCTGCACGTTTAGCTTCTTCTTGTGCTAATCGCTCTGCTTCTAGCTTAGCGAGTCTCTCAGCTTCAGCTTGCTTTTGATTGTAGGTGGAGTTAGGTGGCATTTCGACACGCATGTCTATCCAGCGCGATTCAGGTACGTCACAAGGTTCGTAGTTTTCGAAGTAAACAGGCACGCCTTCTTCATCAACGTGCTTAATGCGCTTGTTCTGGAAACGTTCTGGCATATCTGCGTTCTGTTGGTGGAAAACAAAAACTTCAATATCACCATCAGGTCTCACCTCGTAATCAATGAGAACCATGTTTTTACCGTTATGGTCTTGAGGAATGACAAAGCCGTTATTGATACCCCATGCACCATCTGCATTAAAACCCACAACACCTTTAATGAGGTAATGGCCAATACCAAGGTGCTCCATTTCAACGCCTTCAGATTCTTCGTTTAACTCAATGTCATCAGCGAAGAGTTTTACCACCGGAGAAGCGGCTTTTAAGTTGCCATTTGCGTCTTTTGTTGTGTTTCTATTATGCCACACTAAGCAAGATTCCAATTCGCTCCCCGCGGCACCACGGCGAACCATTTGAAGCCAATCGGATCCATAGTTTTTTAATAACAACGCAGTGCAGTTTGAATTACCTGCGTTATATCTTGTCAGTACCAATGAACCATGAAATACCCCTGAAGGTAATAATTGTTTTAATCCTGCCGTACCACTATCGCTTGCCGTGTATATCCCTATTGCACTATTGGTAAAATCCTCAACTGTTGATAGAAACGGGGGGGAACCTTTCATCCCAAGTCCATAATCACCAGTTTGCATTAATCGGGTTATCTGGTTGTTTGCGACTCTTGGTATTTCGATCTTTCCACTCCATGAACCACCAATTGTGTTGTATTGGAAAAATGCTAATGAATCATCACTCACTGATGGGTATAAATTTAATCGATTATTGCCCCCGCCATTTAATACTGCAATGGATGGGAGCACTATCGCGCCAGTTAAAGTCCCTCCTGCTTTATCAACCTTCCCATCTAGCAACCTATCCCTTTCTTTCTCCGTTCTCAGTTGCATTTCAGTGCCATCAGGTAACACCACTTTAATCACACCGGATTCGGTCATGAGTCGGTTCAATATCATCATCAGTTGATAGCTTTCAGTAACCATCGCTGTTGCTTTGTTAACGCCGTCTGATACTGAACCAATCATCGTGATTGAAATAACGTATTTCACATCTGTTAGCGCCACTGGAGAGGGAAAGCTTAACGTCATTTGGGTATCGCTTTCCACCGAGCGAATACTGTTTTGATATATCGTATTGCCCGACTGGATAAGAATAATTTGCCCCACAGAGACTTTCGTCACGCTGTTTTTCCATAACGTGTTTTTACCTGTGATTTTCGGGTCGTTAGCCTTTGTTGAGATAGTGCCAATTTCATAAATCATGGTGTTTCCTTGAATTTTGAACGTAAAAAAACCGCAATTAAGCGGCTTAGTTAGAAATCTGATTGAATTAAGTATCTAGCATAGAGATATCAATGATAATCCCTTGAAGAAACCGACCTGTCCCTTCCCTCGTCGGTGGCGGGTCAATATAACTATCAATATGGGCAACAAATTCATAGTAATATTTAATCGTTAAACCATCCTTGTCATTAACATATGAATACCCTTCGGAATACACATCTGCTTCATAGTAATATTCATAATCAAAGTGATCTAAATATTGCCTGATATTTTTGTAGTGAAGATACCTATCCCCACTTTGTTGTATCCAGCCGTATCGATGGCCCGCAATACCGTTGAACCTAAACTCACCAGTACCCGTATTTTCCCACGTTACGTTGTATTCCCCCGCAAAAGAGATAAATTTCGCTAATGATGAGAATTTAATTTTTCCATCCGCGCCAAATATCTCAAGGCCTATACCCGATTTTGGGTAATCGACTTGGGAGACAGGAGCAACATGATAAGAGCCATTTAGTGTGTCAACAATAGGGAACAGTATCCGTTCTTCTAACCCCCATTCAGAGCCTTCAATTTTTTTATGCAGGCACATTGTTTCAAGGTCATCCCTTAATTGCAGGTCGCCTTTACCGTTAAATATTTCAAGCCCAATCATATCGCCCACACCGTCACATGATGCGTAAAGCTGTCATAAAACCGCGTGCCTCCTGTACCTGCTCCATCATTCTCCCATTTGTATATGGGGTAATCGACATTGTAATTAATGGTCGAGCCATTCAACGTATATTTCTGGTAATTCGGCATGCTGACACCAAACGTATTATTCTGAATAAAGCGCCATCGAATTGAAAAATGACACAATACCTTCCCACCAAGAGTAATCGTAGGAACATTTAAGCTGCCATTTTTCCCCAGTGATAATTTAAAATTCCCCAAATAGCGGGGAATAATGGTGTTTTCGCTGATAATTAATCGACCTTTTGAGTCGTATATTTCGAGACCTATACCCATTACCACATCCCCATTCGTATTCTTAACTTGCCATCACGACTGAACAGTTGTTTGAGTACACTGGTTTCTATCCAATAGCCTTGCGTACCGTTTCCGTATTTTTTTTCCTCCCCTGTACGCATATTCAGCTGATATCCAATTTTATTGGCATCGCTGAAATTAGTAGATTGGAGTACATCCGCAATCTTTGCACTTGTGATAGTGGCATTCCCGATGAATGCTGAACTGATAAATACCTGCCCATTAACAACTGCAAACGGAGTAACAAATTGTCCATTGGCATTATTAAAAATAATAAACTCATCAGCGGCAAAAGCGATTTGTGTAACAACCTGTCCGTTTTTAACCTGCGCACTCATCATCATTTTAACATCGTAGTATTGCCCGTTATGCAATACACCTGCTTTAATACTGAAGTAAGCGCGAGAGTTTCCTTGTTGATCTACAGAGGTTTCTGCCCGCTTCTCAATTGCTGCTTTATTCTCACCAATTTCTGATTTAATTAGCTCATTTAATTCCGCTTGTGATTTCTCATTATCAGACACTGTTTTCTTAAGTGTTGTGATGGTTGTATTCACATCATTAAACTGCGTTTCTAACTTTTCAATAGACTGTGCAAATGATTGGAATTTGTTAGCTGTAACAGTATCGAGTCGAGTAATAGACGCTTTTATTCTTAATTGCTCAACCGATTGGTTGCCATATTCCGCTGTCAGCTGCATCCCCATTTCTGCTAGTGAGCTTTCAGCATTGGCAATTGTGCGTGCCAATTGATTAATTAACGCTTCATTATCATTAAATCGGGATTCTGCTGTTTCAATATGCTTCGTCTGTGTCTCATCGATTTTAGCAATCGCCTCTGACTGCTCCGTAATACGGGCATCCATCGGCCCTAGCTTGTCATCAACTTGTTTAATCTCAGCTTTGACCTGTGAAATATCTTTCGCTGTTGACTCCTCAAGTGTTGATAATGACTCTTGCACTTTTAGAACAGCCGATGAGGTTTGCTCGTAGTCGGTTTTAACTTGCTGCTGCCAGCGTGCTAGCGCCTCCTGGTCTGATACTCTCACTTGTTCAAGTCGGAATATTTCAGATTTACGCGTGCCCTCTTCTTCGAATAAGCGCCATGAGACTTGATTTAACATCATTGTGTTGTTAAGTGTCGCTTCGGCTGCTTGCTCAAGTTGCAGTTGAACATTTCCTTGATTGAAGTCGATTAGCTCCTGCATTTGCTGGCCAGCTTCAGTGCTGAGGAAATTATTACCCAATTCGTCAATCATATCCTTTGGCGTTCCGTCAGCCTTTCCTACGGCTTCAACAAACGGTGACTTGCCGTAGCTGTTAACCGTACGAACATAAAACCAATAATCAGTGCCGGCTTTTAAATTCTCCCTAGTCCAGAATTGTCCCTGACCTTGTCGATTCGCTTTTGCTGTGACTTCGGTGTCATTCGTGCTGGCCAGTTTTTTGTCGCTGAACCAGAATTCAAACGTATACCCATGTTGTGCGGTTTCGCCACCGTGCGGAATACAGGTCAGAGAGAACATACCGCCGACCATTTCAACACTAACGGGTTTAGGTGGGGCTTGGATATCAAAATCAACAATCGCGGGGGCAGACATCGCGCCAGCCGCATTGATAGAACGAACCTCCGCACGATAAGAACCACGCACAAGGCCTGATAAATCCACTCTATCCTGCGGTACCTGAATAGATTGAATAACTTTGCCATTTTCAATGATGTTTACTGTGTTATAGCGAACATCAGCAACAGCTGATTGCCAGCTCAAATACCCTTGGACGACTTCACCAATATTAGTGGCCACAAAAGCAAGGTTAAGCGGTGGTGCCACGCCGCCAGTGGGTAAAACAGTGAATGGAGGCCGAACAAAAGGTTTACCAATTATATCCTCATAGATATAAGCTCCGTCTTCCTCGAGGAGAATATCAACGCCCTCTTGCGGGTGAAATTTCCACTCAGCCACACGACACTCAAAGTTCTGTATGCCAATATGTGGTAAGTTCAGCAAGCAAACATCCCCTGGTCGATACGCATAACCATCCATGTCCATTTTTAATTGAATGCGACGACCTGCGCGTTTTTTGCGTAGATATAAATTAGAAAGGCGTGCTGCTTGGTATGGGCTAGTAACAAATCGGTAATCGATGTTTTCTTTGATCTCTAACCCATCTTCCTCAATCCATTCATCAACAATGACCGGTTCAAAATCTGTTTTAACATATTGCTGCTCGGCATCGACGAAGGTACCGTAAATCGCATTAGTTGCATCACGTAGCGCAAGTTCAGGTGTGATATTAACGGTGTCGATGATTTGATTCGGTTCAATGCGCAATACAGCTGGGCCATTGTACGCTTGCATTAGAATTCCGTGCTTGCCAGCAACATAAGTCGGCTCTGCAGCAATGCACCGGTGCATATGATCAAGTAGTGATGACGGCGATTCGGAAAGCTCATAAGCCCCATTAATGGTATAGCGGGGTTCCGTATTCCCTTCCGGGGTTACAACCGGCTCATAGCTTAAATCTGCTGCTGTTTTAAATTCATCAAAATTTATTTCTAAATCAGGCACATTGAGATAACTACGATAGTAATCAAGCGCAAGTAATACCCCATTGTCAGTCCAAATTTCCTTGCCAACTCTCGGGTCGTATACTTCCTTCCCCCACATTTCAACTTTGACATTAGGCACACCATAAGGGAATTTTTCAGCATCGTATTTCAGTGTTAACCGCAACCACGCTAAATTTTCGCCGATCATGTCATCTTTCCATGAGGGCGCATGCTTCAATAAATACGGGTCACTTGTGGTGCGGCCATTATGAAACTCGTAACTGACCTTGTCGCCAAAGGTTTCTATCAAATCATCATTTAACCAAATGCGGCCAATTTTATGAATCGGGTGGGCCGCAAGTGCAATGGCCATAAATAAACGTTCACCATCCGTTTGGTCGCCCTTTTCTTCTTCGGCAAAGAAGAGAAGGCCTGAACACACTGTTTTACCAACAACAACGGTCTCTGGTGCCACTGCAGAACGTAGCATTTGCTTGCGCTCAGATTGATCCCGATAGCGCATCGATGGCATTTTTTCTTGGAAAATAAATGTGCTAGCCGCTTGAACCGCAATACCAGCCACAATTAAAGCGGTACCTAACCCGCCTGTTGCCATAACACCCGCAATCATTAAACCTGCGGAGACGATATTAGAGACAACTTTACCCATTACTCAACTCTCCACGCTTTAATAGGTTTATGATTAACTGGTCGTGCGCCATCCTCAGTGACAGCCCATATCTTATTAGCCCACACTACGCCGAGGGTTTTCCCTTCATCGCCTTCAAACATGACAAGGTCGCCACGTATCGCTTTATCGGGTTCTTTTTCTTGAAAAAAGCCCGATAGACCTGTTTCCAAATCCCCGAACTCAGATTTTAAAACTCGCATAGCCCCTGATTTAGTTTTGTATCTTCCTCGAGCCTTTTCTGCGATATCGACACCACACACTGCAATAGCGCAATCAGCAGCAAACAAGCAGCAATCATGCTCACCCCAAACAAACGGTTTTTGCATAGCTTGGCGCAAGGTTTCAGGAAGTTGAGTTGTCCAATTTGGGTGTCGCATTTGCTGATCTCCGGGCATAAAAAAACCCGCCGAAGCGGGTCACTGAGTAACATTCAATTTTTTGAAGATTTTACTTCTTAATGGGCTCGTCCATTTTTTTCAACTCTTCAAGTAAGGACTTTTTACGTTCACTTATATTTCTAAGATTGCACTCTATTTCTTTTTCTTTGTCCTTGAGTTGCTCGGCAGAATAATTCAATGCTAATTCATCAATAGACTCAACACTTTTATTACTTAAAGAGCTAATTTTTTCATCGCTATATTTAGGGCAACCATCATACCAATATTCTTTATTTTTATTAGTATCAGCGAGAGATAACATTGGAAAGAATATAAATAGATAAAAAATATATTTCACTGAATTCCCCTTTATTAATTAATAATAGAATAACGCTTTATTTGTAAACAAAAGTTGGTGCATCCTTTTTGCTTCCCCAATAAATGGCTCGCTCTGCCATTTGGGCAACATAACGAAATATCCTATCACCCTTGTGCCTTTTAACCCAAGATTCATCGGTAAATCTATCAGGCAAACCATTTGACCACCGCTCAAAACGATTCGATACAGTGACAGAAACCTCATTTAAGTTTCCAGTAGACACACCAATATTAGAAATTTGTCCTGCAAAAATAATTTCAGCTAAACTTGGCTTGCCATCTTTATCCAGTGCTATCAGCATGATGCTGACATTCCTGCCGCGGCTACGTTCATTCATAACATCCGCAACTAGTAAAGAATCAAAACCAGAGAGAGAAAGGATTAATTGTTGAGGGCTTGTTGAGTTATTTTCTGTTACCGGTTCAATCTTCCCCAAAGAGCCCACACCTTGGTACACCTCACCTGCTATAATTAAATTACCGATTCCTGTGTGTGCCCTTGTCGTGCCTGATTTTAGTTCTAGCCTTGCTGCAATAACTAATTCGGCCCCATTATTTATCGCATTAACCATATCATTCGAAAAAGGATGGTATAACATTAATACAAAGCCTCCTTCAAATTTATCGTTACACTTGAGAAAACTCCGGGGCGATATTGAAAACTCCCTTGATCATTACTCGTTAATTTAAAAATACCGTAAGGCCTGACGGTTTCTATTTTTTCATTAACGGCTGGGGATCTCCGAAGAATAGGTGAAATTGGAACAACAGCACCACCACTCTTATCACTAATCACATTGTCAGTAATCATTTTCAATTCATTGCTTACTGTAATGTAATCACCTTTTCGTAATACGATAGAATTTGCAAGCCACCCTTTTGTTTGCAATATAGCTCCGGTTTGATTAGCTACGCTCACAGTGGGTTCCCCTTTGTTTAATAAACCGGGTCTAATCCAATTGCTTATTTTTACTCGACCACTTTCACCATCAAGCTGAGCCATTAACGCCTCCAATTCTCTAGAGGTGTTTTCCGTTAAATTATTAAAAGTTAAAGCGCACCGCCAGTGGCTTCCGGGGAAACGCACCGTTTGTTCACTTCCTGTAAATACAGAAGTAAAAGTTTGACTATTACTGAATAGTTGCCAACTCATCGTTGAAGGTGCGACGTTTTCTGGCCATGTTAGCACCATACTTATCTCCCAAGCGTTTTTCTGATATTTCCATTAGATTGAAAGTCACGCTGAATTCTTGCAATAGCATCATCAGAACCTTGCTTAGCACCTGACTTAGCCGCTTGCTGCATGGCCTCTAGCAATGCCTGATCCCCATTACCTGAAACCTGTATATTTTGATATATTTCAATCTTATTCATTTGGCTATTATCTATGGAATTACTCCCTGTTCTTTTCCCAGCGGCTTTAAATTCACTAGCACCAAAACTAGCATTATTCACTGTTCTCTCTATTCCATTTCGCCTTATAGATTCAAGGTTTTCCACGCCAATACTTTTGGTTGCCCATGCATCGAATACATATTCTTTGCCATGAACAACCCCAGATATTTCATTAACTCCCTTATCACCGGTATACCCACCACGACTATATCCTTTCCAGCTTGTCGGCATTCCCATCGCGCCTGTTCCTGAAGCGGAACCACTAGCACCAACTGATGCACCTGACGCAGCTCCACCAGCGAACCCTCCCATCAAACCAGTTAAAGCATTCGTTATCATTGCCTGCATTGCAATTCTGACAAGGTCTTGAATAATAGACTGAGCTAAGGACGCTGAAATATCCTGAAGAGATTCCGAAAATGATTTTGAGCCTGTTATCATCCCTGTGAGTGAATTTCCCATTCGCTGCTCAATAGATTCAAATAAATTTATTTGCATCCTTTGCCAATTGCCTTGAGCCGCGTAAAGCTCTTTGCTAGCTTGAAGCTGAGCTTCTTTAGAGCGAGTGCTGGCCGCAGTCATTAATTGTTCATAGCGTTCTTTACTGACAATCCCATTTTGATAAAAAGCTTCGTACAGAGCTCTTTGTTCTTCCAGTTGATTTTTTAACTGAACAACAGGATCGATTTCGCCAAGAATGCTAATATTCGGTAAAGCAATACCCCTCGCTTGCTCTGAAAGTCGATTCTTCGTTGAATCTTGTTCCAAACGCATTTTGGCGTGATGATATTCTTTATCCGTTAATAATCGAGCATCCAATAAAGACTTTAATTCCTTATTGGCATCTTGCTCATTTCTAATAAGTGCTCGGGTTGGTGAATATTTCTCAGCCAATTCGGCTCGTTGCTTCATATGGTTTTCTGCGTTAAGGGTTTTTAATCGCTCAAATTCCCCTTGCTTCATTCCACCAGCTTTATAGCTTTCTTGAAGCTTTCTGAGAGTTTCCGTTTCACTTAATGAAATTTTCTCTAGGCTTACAGCATGCTCCGCTTCAATTTGTCTGCGTAATTGCTGATACTGGTTTAACTGTTTTGCACCTGAAGTCCCTTTTGGTGGTAACTCCTTTGTTCCTGTGATTCCTTCTCCATCAGGTTCGGGCGGCTTATTCTCTCCTGTTATTTTCCCTGAAATAATAGCTTGACGCGTTTTAAGTCGCTCATTGGCTATTTCTAATCCCTTGTTAAAATCTTCTATTTGGCTTAACAATGAATTTTTTTGCTTCTGAGCCTCATCAGGGTCTTCATACATAAACCCTAACATCCCTTTACTTCTATTTCTTAGTGATGCAATTTTTGTATCGGAGTACCCTTCCAGTTGACGTTGAGCAATTGCTCTTTGTTCAGTGAGGTTTTTTATATCATCTTGAATATCATCAATTTGAACGGAAATTTTCACTTTTGATAATTTCATCAATTCTGCAGTGGTTTCAACAACTGCATCTTTTAGGCTAAGGGCGCTTTGCCTAGCCTCAATTGATTTATTATGGAAATAATATAATGCAGAACCAGCCAACATGATTGCACCAACAGGTCCACCCATGGCTGCATACGCCCCCCTGAGTGCAGTTGATGTCCCTGCTAGGGCTCGCTGACTATAAGATAATCTATTTGTCGCTACCTCTAACTCTCTTGTGTACTTTATTTTTTGGTTAGTTGCCTCAATCTCAAGTCGAGCTAATTTATCTCGTTCGCGGCCTCGGTTAAGAGTTTGCATATCAAACTCTTTCATTTTTCTATCATGGTCTGTCAACCTTTCCCCTTGAAGGGTAAGGTATTTTAACTGCTCATTAGCATCGGCTATCCCTTTTAAGGCCGTATCTCTCATCTGAACGGATGCTGCCCTTGATGCTTTTTGTATGTCATACCAGGCAGTTGTTTGATCTTGCAGACCTTTAGAAAGCCTACCTCCAAGCAATGGAATAAGCCCGTAGGCTGCAACATCCACCACTGTGTTCAAATTTCCAGCCAGTGCATTTACTGCATCTGTTGTTGTATTGATCCCAGCTCTTAGTGGCCCTGAAGACATCTGACCGACTTTTATTGCCATTCCTTCAAAGGCTGACGACAGGCCTAATAAATCTCCGTTAAGATTATTCGTTCTCTCTTTTGCTTGCTCATAAGCTGTGTCTGTGCCCGTTAATGCCTGAGTTAACTCTTTAACTTTTTTGGCATTTTGAGAAAGGATCATGGCCGTGTTTACATTTTCAAGACCAAACAATTTTGTTAATGCAGTTGTTGAATAATTCTTCTTACCTAAATTTTCTAGCGCGGCACCAAGGCCAACAACTGAGGGTTTGAGGCTTTTGTCAGTACTAGCTTCTAGCTTCAAAATCATGTTTCTCAGCGCAGTTCCCGCATCAGAGCCTTTAACCTCACGCTCCGCAAGCGTCTGGATCGCTGCATTTAATTCTTCGAAGCTCATTCTCGCATTTGCAGCTGATACACCACTTTTCTTAATTGCTTCAGATGTTTCATTAACTTCTGAAGAACCATATTTAGCACCAGCTGCTAACACATTAATATAGCGATCTGTATCTGCAACAGACGCGCCAAACTGGTTTAAAGACAATGCTAAGGTCCTTGTTGCATCTGGCAAGGTTGTTCCTGATGCCTGAGCTAAAATTAATGCACTTTTGGTGACATCAATTAACCCTGAGCTTGTTTTCATTAAATCTGGCTTAGCTGAAGCCATTAATTTAATAGCTTCAGCACCTTGCATCGCTGAAAATTGAGTGGTGCGCCCCATCTCCTGTGCAGCTTCATCAAATAGCACCATTTGTTCTTTTGTGGCACCAGTTATTGATGCTAAATCAGATAAAGATTGGCTATATTGGCGGGTTGTATTGATGATTGCGCCTAACGATAAGCCTGTTCCAGAAATAAGTGCAAATTTCCCAGCTACGCTATTTATTGATTTTGATAGCGATGCAAATGATTCTTCTGATTTTTTATTATCAGCACTAACTTTACGTGAAAATCGCTCTGATTCACTGCCTGCATGTCGGTAAGCATCTGCTATTTGTGTTCTAAAGCTAACATCATTGAGCAGTAACCCGACTTTCAGATCAGCTAAATTTGACATGTATTACCTCAGCATTTTCATGACGGCCGAGCACTGTTCATCTATTGTTGATGATAATGCAGGCGTTTGAGTTTCTAATGATTTATTGTTTGTTTGAGGGGTCGTTTTGAGCTCGAAATGAGCCTGCCACCCCAATAATGTGGCGGCAGGCAAGGCTAAAACACGATAAGGATCTATTTCGCCTAATTGCTCAGAAAGCTCATAAGCGAAACTTAATAACGGTGTATCCGTTAGTTTTTTTTTGCTTCTTCCAGTGTGCCAACAGAATGACGCTTAACTAATGAAATAGCTTCAATTAGCGAAGCATTATCATGAATATCGAGTAATTCTTTCGCTGTCGGTAATTCATCTTTACCGAGTTCCTTGCCATCATCATTGACTATGCAAGACAAGATCATCTCAACATTTTTTAATGAAGCTTCAGTTACTTTCCCTTCCATATTTAGCTCTGCCGCTTCTTCTTCCAAAGTAAGCAGCTCTGAAGCCGTCATTCGACGGATATTTACATCAACACCAAGGAGTTGAACTTTTTGAACATGAACGCGCGGAGTCAAAAAAGCTGCCTTTAAGTTTTTCATTACTTAGTGCCCCCTGCTGTTCCCCAAACCAAGTTATTTTGCTTACCTTTTACAGTAACCTGAATAACTTCACTCGCTGGAGCACTGATGTCGGCCATTTCCCAACCAGATAATGCCAAAATCATTGTTGCTGTACGCTTGTTGGGTAATTCAATATAAAACTGAACGGTTTTCATACCCTGAGCCGCATTTAGGAATGCAGTGAAGTCTGCATTCTGCGGATCGTCAATAAACCCTAGCGTTTTTTCAGGGCCTTCTGGCATATCTGAAATGAACTGCTTGTTTTTATCAATTAATGTTGTGCAATCAACAAAATTACCTGTTAAACCCGTTGCGCCTATTGCTTTACAATTCACAAGTGGTTTTAAAGCAGCGGGAAGATCACCCACTTCTCCCCATTTAACAACCGTGCCAGCAGGAAGCATGGCGTACTCTGGCGAAGATTTTTGATCTGCCATAATATCTCCTAATTTCAATATGTTAATTATCTAATTCGATACAAGGCGTCTCTAATTTCCATTACAAGAATATTGAGAACGGCTTGTTTGTTGTAATCCAGTGCTGGACGTATGAAAGGGCGCGAAACTTGCTTCACCGTTCCCATTTCTTGAGCTAATGCCTTCATGAAGTGTTTTTTAGAGGGGCCAACAGTAATCAATACTGAATCATTCAGTTTTTTACTTTTCGTTGAACGTATTTTGATACTGTCACGCATATGTGCTGACTGTACTGTTTCATCGAAACCTGCATGTTGCTTCATATCTTGCAACACTGGTTCCATCGCTTTTTTCCCAGCATCACGCAATATTTTTGTTTTTATTTCCTCCTCAACTCGACTTAATGCCTCACCTAGCTCACGTAACCCAGTTACATTCACTCCAAATTTCATTCAGCCCCCTCTGAATAAGTGATAATAAAATCACGCATCACACGCCAAATAACCCGTTTATCCGTCTGCTCTTCTCTGTTTTGCATGAAATTACCTCGCTGAACTGTTTGAACGGGATAACGACCAATGTGACCATGAATGATGTTTTCCCACGCGTTAAGCACAATCTGATCGAGCTTCAATGCCTTAATGTAGTCATCTGGTATTTGAAAGGTAATTTGAAATCTCGCTTGAACTAGTGAGGTTTTAGCTAGACCGGTTATCATTTTAGGGTCACTAATACGCTGGTAAATGACGCCTTCTAATACATTAGAGGGCAATCCAACTGAATAGGCTTTTAACCCTGTAAGTTTCTCTAAATCTTCACGAATATCAAACTCTATCATGCCGACTATCGACCTCCGCTGTGATGATTAAACGGTCTGACTGATTCCTGTCTAATGCACGTACGGTAAAGTTGCGCTTTTGATAAGTGATCATCCACCCCTCATCAATATCGCTACGAGGTCGAATGGTGAAATGATAGGTTTCAATAACTTGTTGCTGATCTGCGGTGCGAGTTTTACGATTAGACATCGCCTCTGCTTTGGCCCAAATCTCTTTCACTGCCACTAATTGAATTTTAGGGTTTCCCAGATCATCTCTAACCTCTTCCGTGCGTGATAACGCAATGCGTTTATTAAGTTCACCGGCTAACATTACTTAGCCCTCATGGGTGATATTCGGTAATCGCTTAACAACTCGTAAAAACCTTGAGGGATTTTCTTTAGTTCCCTCGTGTCATACCAAAAACCAACCGCCAGCATCAATGCCAGCTTAATGATCGGTGTTATTGCTATGCCATTTGGGTCATCATCAGGAACGCTATCATCATGTAACGTTCTATTTAAATAATTAGCTGCTTTTTCTTTAGCGGCTGATAAATACCCCAATAAAATGGCATCTTCATCTTCGGTATCAATGCGGCATTGCAGGCGTAACTCCTCTATGGTTGGCAAAGACATTATTCCTCCGTTATATATTATTAAATTGATGCGACTATGTTCGCATCTAAGAGGTATAAAAAAGGCGGCAACTAAGCCGCCATGGATAATATTGTAATTATTTTGCTGCTGGCGCTTTCAGCAACTTCACCGCATTACTATCCGTCATCATTGAACCAACGCGTTTAGTGGTATAGAAATGCACAAACGGCTTGTTGGTGTACGGGTCACGCAACATGCGGACGCCAATACGGTCAAGAATGGTGTAACAACGCTTGAAGTTACCAAATGCAACAGGTGCTGAGTCTGCAGCAACATCCGCAAACTGCTCATTTTCCGCGATGCCGTAGCCCAGCAATGCGGAAGGTTGACCTAATTGCAAGCCTGGTTGCCACAAGTAATTGCCCTGAGAATCTTTCAGCGTACGGACTTGGAACAGGGTGTTGTTGTTCATCATGAACTTAGAGCCCAAGCGGTAAGCTTTACGCATGGTGTAAATCAGTTTCATGATTTCATCAGCGGTAATTTCTGTCGGCTTTTTCAGTAACAGATGCTGCAGCTTGCCCCAATCGCGATCTTTATCTGCTTGGTCGTCACTGCCATAGGCTAATAGGCCTTTTGGCTTTTTGACACCATCACCATGAGTGAAAGCCGCTTCTTCTTGCTCAGCAAATTCAATCGTCAGCTCACCCGTAATGAATTGCTCAACATTAAAGAAGGCATCATCAAGCATAACTTGTGTTGCTGCGGGATTTCCGTAAATTTCCCCCCACACTGGCTCAATAGAGGCAAGTTTTGAGGTTGCAGTTTCAGGACGTTTGTCCACCTCACCAACCCAGCCGCTATTCGTACCACCTTGATTCACCAAGCGTTTAAAGTGAGGCGTACCCACTGTAATAACATTACACTCCTGACGCATAACCACTTCATCGCGCAGGGCTGTAATAATGCTGCGATCTAGTTCTTCTGGCACTGCAAAGCCACCGTCGGGATCAGAGCCCGTTTGCATAGCCTTACGCTCTAAATCTGCAAGACCGTCTTCTTTGCCTTTACGAACAAACTGTTCAAAGGCGGCTTTATGCTCAGTCACCTCTTTTGTTGCAGTTACGCTACCATCAGGGCGCTTAATTTCAGCCAGTTCCGCTTCTAAGCTGGTTTTTAATTCATCCAACTCCGATAACTTGCCGTTTAATGAGTCAACTTGCCCTGCAAGTTTACTTTTTTCTGCTTCAATCGCATCGATGCGCTTGTCATTTTTTTGGGTAAACTCTTCGAATTTACCTTTCAGTTCCTGCGCAACTTCACTAACGTCTTTATGATCTACAGCCATAATAGTACCTTTATTATTCAAAAATGGATTTCAATGTGTCGATGGCGTCTTGCTCAGCATCACGCAGAGAAAGTGCCTCGTAGCCTTTAGCCATAAAGGCCTTAGCTTGTGTTCGCGAAAGCCCAACATCGCGCAGGACTCGCTCAATACTTTTTTGTGTGGGTAATTCGCCTCGAGCAAATGCCGACTTCACATCGCTGACTCGGGCTTCATCATTTGAGGGAAAAGTCACTAAGCTGACCTCCCACAAATCAATTTCTTTCAATAAAAAGGCATCTTTATTGCGGTCATACTCCCAATCTTTGAGGATGTACCCAATAGAAAGGCCGGATAATGATCCGGCCTTCATGTGAGCATGTGCGCGCTTCGATAAGGGATCATCGTCAATAAGTAATCGTCCTTTGACATAAAGCCCCGTGCTGTCTTCCCGCATTTCAGTGTAAATACCAATGGGCTCAGACATTTTGTGCTGCCAGAGCATGGCAGGTAATGCGTCTTTTTCTTTCCACTGATTCAATGAGTTAAGAAAAGCCCCCGGCATCACGATATCGGAGTAGCTGTCTTTCACGCCAAAAACCGAGCCATAGCCCTCAAACTCTCCCGAGTCGCTGACTGACTTAATTTTCAGTGGTACATCAAGCCGTTGTTTGGTCATCATCGACATGCGTTTTCCCCTCCTGTTTTGAGGATTCTGGCTTTGTGGTCATGTTCATTGGTGTGAGATAAATATCACCACCCTCGCGAGGGTTTAGCTCTTCCAGTTCTCGGCACTCGTTTGGTGAATAAATACCCCAATTGATGCCCGTTGCATAAGATTCAAATCGCGACTTCATATCACCACGTAAAAGTGCGCCTGTATTAAATTTGGCGTAAAAAACACCCTGCTTACTTGATTTTACAAGCCCAGCATTAATGCGCTGTTCGATACGTGTAAGGTAAGGAACTAAAGAATAATTGATAAACCCGATCCCAAGGTTTTCGATATTATTGAACGTGGCCCTATCCGTGTTTTGAACCATATGGAGTGGTACACGGAAGATACGACAGATTTCCTCAAGCTGAAATTTACGTGTTTCAAGGAATTGTGCATCTTCAGCAGACAAGCTAATTTGCTGCCACTTCAATCCCATTTCTAGGATCATAGGTTTATGAGCATTAACTAATCCCTGATGTCTGCCCGCAAAATCTTCCCTTAACCGTTCATAAGCATCATCCTTTAAATATTGGTCTGTTTGTAAAACACCACTGGTTACAGCACCATTACCAAACAATCTCGCGCCATGCTCTTCAGTCGCCAAGCCAAGGCCAACAGCTTGTTTTGCATAAGCGATAGGGCTGAGTCCGGTTAATCCATCTAGTGTGAAAATGCGTACATGCCAAATTTCAGACTGTGTTAATGTTTCACTCTTACCATTTGGAAATGTGACGTTATATTCTGGCTCCCAATTACTGTTTAATTTTGGGGTAACTGAACCGGGGTTAAGAGGGAGTAATTCAACCACTTCGTCTAGCGCGTAGACCTTGTAAGCATAAAAATTACCCCGTAAACACAAGCAAGCGATCAGCAACTCCCAAAACTCTTGAGATGTCATATAGTTATTTGGTTTTACTGATATTAGCTTATGGACTCTTTCTCGTATTGCCCGCTGATTTCCTTTTTCTAGCTGCTCATATAAGGAACACGGCAACATCCCAACAGATTCCGCTAAAACTCGAACACAACTAAATACCGCGGTTAATTGCATCGCTAACTGCGGACTTACCCGTCTACCTGAATAGGTATCATAAGAAAGCCCAATTAACTCGCTGAGTTCATGTGAAGTCATCCCCTCATTCGATTTCCGAAATAGACCAGGAAAAAACATAGTTACTCCTTATCATCTTTCGGTTGGCTCATGGATTTTGAAACCAGATATGACCAAAACAAACATAGCCCACCCGCTGTTATATACCCCGCCGCGGGGTAAACTTGCCAAGCACCAAACGATAGTAAACAGGCACCAGCAATCCCAACCAATAAGGCTGTAATTGTTAAAAATTTCATTGAGTTTCCTTAGAGGGATCTTAAACCTCTTGACGATAAAACAGATGAGAGTGTTTCTTCCTGTTCGTTCAGCATAGCCCGACCAACAGCCATAATAAGCGCTACAGCCCCGTCAATTTTATTTTCATTTTGCTCTTTTATAGGCCTAACGACATCATCGTTACCCGGTAAATATTTACCCACCACATTCCCCATACACCACGTCATGATTGGGTTGCCGTCATGATGAAAGCGCCCCGAAGCAATCGCAGCTTCAAGCTCTTTCATCGGGTCAGACATATTCGTGTAGTTTTGAACAATGGTGATAGGGTTTAACCCCTCATCAGCCAGTTGGTGAGATAAGTTTGTTGCGCCATGGGGGTCAATTGGGCTTTCATCAATCGGGTTATTCAAGTTATCTGCCTTGGCATCTTCTAAAATAACGCGATAATCAATTTCGGCACCGTCTGTTAACTTCAGATGCTTAGTTTCAACCCACTTTCTAAAGCGTTCTGCAGTTCGTTGATTCTCAATATCTGAGCTAAAAACAGCATCATAAGGCACATAAAAGCTCGGGGAGATACAGTAATAATGCCGCTTGCCGTCAATTTCACGAGTAAATAACTTAACCCGTGAGTTCATATCCAATTTTCTGGCCAGATCGAGTGCCTGAACACAAGATTGCCCTTCAAACATTTCTAATGTCAGGGTTTTATCTTCACACTCTCGCCAACTCAACATATTGAAATACGCTGAGCGTGCTGAAACCCAGATATTTAAATGCTTTGTTTTGAATATACTGGTAAGTCGAGGGTTATTTTTTGCTCTGTTTTGCTGGCTAATCAGAAAATCACTGTAGACCGAAACACCCATGTTTGGATTAGCTTTCTTCAGTGTATTAGGATCTGTCCAATCGTCGCCGTCGTCTACGGTATAAATGACACCAAATAATTCATCATTCGGTACCGTACCATTCAACATTTCAATCACTTCGCGGCGCTTATCGTAACAAGGCCCCTCAATGTTATAACCTGCTGTAGTGATAGCCCACATCAACGGCTGTCGCCTTGCCCCCATTCCCGTTAACATCGTTGTATAAAGCGAATCTGTATCATGTTCGTGATACTCATCGACAATGGCGCAATGGGGCGATTGTCCATCCCCCGGATCACCGATAAGCGGCTCAAACCGCGCACCATCTTCAGGGCGGTTCATGTTTTTTGCATTGACTTCAATACCAAATGCTTCCGTGAGTAACGGTGTTCGCTTGCACATCAATTTTGCAGGCCTGAACACTTCCCACGCTTGCTTTTCGGTTGTTGCGCCTGAGTAAACTTCGGCACCAAATTCGTTATCACACGTAAAGCAGTATAATGCGACACCTGCAGAGATAGCCGACTTGCCATTTTTACGAGGGATCTCGGTGTAAACTTCACGAAATCGCCTGAGTTTTGTGCCCTTTTGCACCCAGCCAAACGCACAACAAACAATAAAAAGTTGCCACGGTTCGAGCGTAATAGGCATGCGCTTAAACGCCCACTCCCCCTTTGTGTGGGGTAATAACTGAATAAATTTAGCGGCTTGTTCTGCCAAGTCTTTATCAAATCGATAGCGGAATTTACGCCCTTTCTCTTGGGCCGTATCATCAATGTGTCGTTGGCAAGCATCAATGACATACTGACACGCTACAACCTTGCCGCGAACCACATCACGCGCATATTGATTTGCCGCATTGACGTTTGGGTAAGATTTACGGCTCATGATGAAATGATCCTCATAAAGGGATTATCTTGTTTCTTTTGCCCTGCCATACCAATTAATCGCTGGCGACTGCTCGGATCTAAACCCAACATTGCGCCCGTGCGATCCATTTCGCTTTCCTGCTCTTTTTTTGTCGTTAAGTCAGGGTTTTTTATTGGGCCACCCGTCGCACCTATTAAGCGAGTTCCATCTCGCATGATTGCAATAACTGCATTGCGCCAAATATGGTAGGCCACACACCAGCGCTCAAGCACCGCAAGGTCGGTAATGCACAAAATACCTTGCCCGCAGAGTTCTTTTATCGTCAGCTCCCACATAACAATGGCTAGCTCTAACTCGTTCTCAGTGAACCAATCAGGTGGTGCCACACCTTTTAGTGGCGTGAATACCGGTTCATCTTTATTTAATGCACGTTTCCCCGGATTGCCGGCCAATTCTTTTCTGGCCGTAGGCTTCGGGCGACGACCAGATTTGCCCGGAGTGCCAGCCATAACAGAACCTCCAATAAAGCATTAATAATCATCAATGCCCGGTAAATAGATTTGTGCCTCAGAAACAATTCGCTCTCTTGCTGCAAGTAGCAACTGCTTACGCCCACCAGATCCCCAATTAGCCATTGTTCTCGCACAACCACTGACATTTTTAGTTTCAGTGTTGATGATGTAATCCAATTTATTCAATCTCGATAACACATCGAGGCCTTTACGAGCGGCATCACGGAATGTGTTATAAACCAAAATTTCAAATTCAGGTTTTAGCCAAGCAGCGTAACGAATAACAACAAGCTCTAAAGCCCAAGTACCTTGATTTAACCCGCCTTTTATTACTTTGACCGATGCACTTTTTGTTGCATCGCTCAAAGCTTGAACAAATCGTTTCACTTGGCGGCTTTTTAGAAAGACACCAGGGCGCTGTGATTCCGTTGCTTTTCCGTCAGCTACTGCCGCAGCATGCAAATCATTGAGGTTATATCGCCCCTCACTATCAACTCTAACTGAAACTCCATTGATACTTACTTTGAGGTAGTTCATGGTGTGGATCCTTATAGAAAAGCGAACCTGTTCACACAGAAATACCGCCCACAGAAACACCATTACGGGATTTCTCAGGCTCGACTTTCTGTAAGGCTCTGTGGTTTTTAATTTATGCGCTGTGAATGCGCAGATACAAAAAAGCCCCGCAATTGCGAGGCTATTGATTTTCAATACATAAATTAGGCTAAACAGTCAGCCAGTTTTAATTTCATTTTTCGCGGATATAAAAATTCACCTGAAGCGGCAGTCCTAGAGGGCGAGAGGGGTAGAGATTTTACCCGCCCCTCCCCATAGATGATAATTATCATCATTAATATAAATATTCATATATAACATCTACTTGCGTAATCTCTCTGTTGCTGTCTTCCTTTTATGGCAAGGCCAGCACAGTGATTGCAAGTTACCATCATCATCAGTACCACCATGTGCTTTAGGTATGATGTGGTCGACAGTCTTGGCTTCTACAGCCCGAGGTAAGCAGTTTTGACAAAGATATTTATCACGCTGAAGGATTCGAGGTCGTATCTTATCCCACTTAGAACCGTAACCTCGCTCATGTCGGCTCTTGCCGGGCTGGTGGCTCTCCCACCCTGTACTCATATGTTCTTGGCAGTAACCACTACGGTCAGTCGTTGTCTTGGTACATCCGCGCTTTCGGCAAGCACGAGGGATACGTGGCGGCATCGGTAACTCCTACAGTCGCTTGTTGTGGTGCGGCATTCAGCAATCTATCAACCATCATCTGCTGCTCTTTGATATCAGAATCAATAGTTGCTCTTTGCTTTTCCACTTCAGGTGGTAACTCTTTATCACCAAACATTGTGATAGCCGTCTTTATTAAATGAAGAGCAATGAGTTTGAGCACCTCATTGAATCCCTTCGATTCACTGTTGCAAACCGATTGTCTTAGCTGTGAGTTGCTCATAATTGCCATCCAGACTTAGCTGATTGAATATCGGCATGAACTCGCTCTAGGGAAGCTGCAAATGCTCTATCTGAATCAGCTATGGTCTGTTGTATTGATGTCATAGATGACTGCAATAGGCTAAATTTAGTTTCCAACCCTTTGATTCTACGCTGTTCGTCTGTTTCTGTTTTAGTTGTAGCCGTTAAAAATCCGCCTTCAGCGCTCTCCTTTGCTGCCTGTCGCATAGCACTATCTATTGCTATGCCTTTTATCTTTAAGCTCGGAATGGGTGCCGGTGTTATATAAGAGCTATCAATAAATACCTGACCATTTGTAATAAAGAACTTATCAGCGCTAAATCCAACACTTGCTGGCTGCTTCAGTCCCGTGCTAATCATCAGCCCTTCAATACGTTTTAATTGTGCTTCCAGCTTATCTAAGTCAGTGCTATCAACTGATATCTTTATAGATAGGGTGGCTATTTCTTTTTTATCTGACATGTCTGTCTCCATAAATGAAAAAGCCACCAGTGATTAGCTGATGGCTATGAACCTTTACAAATATAAGATGGCTATTGTTTGAATAAACACGTACTGTCATTGACCTCATGCAGTACACCCAGTGTCATTGGGAATAACAATAAGATTTATGCTAACTCATTGTTTACTATCCCGTGACAAGGATATAGTGAAGATACTGTGTTGTTTGCTCATCATTGATGGGCTATTTTTTTATCCTTCCCATTTCAACGCCCTGAGTTACTTCTAATTACAATAAAAGTGACCAAAAACTGACTAATCACCATAATCCGTTATAAATATAAGCTACTATAGGAACGTATATGATGCCCAAGCTTCTACTGTTACTTTTAATATCAACACCTCAACTATCATGGGCTTCTTATATTAACTCATGCAATCTAGATATTAATATTTTAGAGAATGTCTCTGCACAAACGTCTTGTCTTGAGGTGAGTGGAAATGTTTGCAACAAAAAAGAAATATCTATTCTAGTGAGTGGAGAAATTATTAATGCAAAACCTTCTGGTCGTGCTGATAAAGGATGCCATCAATATATAACTAGAAAATATCGACAACCTTTATCAGTAGACGATCCAAAGCTAATCCTTAAACGAGGTAATATTGTTACAATTCATGAAACTATTGAAGAAGATAACCAAAATCCAATGAGTCGATTTACTTTTTTCGTTGGTATTAAAAAATAGCTATAAAACTTAATAAGCTTGTATTTATTTTCACCCCTTCTCAGAAATCTCACAGATCTTAAGCCATCCTTTTACATACCCCTAAAATAGATTTAATAAATACCCCGATTTGGATTAAGTAATAAGTAGTGATAATATCTCGCCGCTGGTCAAGGATGGCTGGCCTTACTACAATAATTATAAAGTTACATTTCCATTAGATATGCCCTTCTGTAGAGGGGCTTTTTTATGCCATTTAATAATCACCAAATATAATTGCGCATTTGAAATAACCTGCTAGGCTTAACGCTGATATTCATCGTAAAGCAACACTTTAGCCTACCGCTGTGTAGGCTTTTTTTATTTGCATACGCGTTTTTCAATATTCTTTTCCGTATTTCGGAACAATTTATACCTAGATTATTTAACCTATGTTGGTACGATGCGCACCCCCATTTGACATTTGGGCATTCACAAAACTAGTAATAACCATTCCGAATTTTTATGCCCCACGCCAACGAGGGGCTTTTTTTATTCTTTCAGAATGCTTTTATCTAACTCTTCACGGAATTGAGCTGGTTTATCGAAGCCTTGTGCTGCCATAGTATTTCTCCTGTTAATATCAACAATCCCCACTATTGCGAGACAGACATACTTTGTTAAGATTTTTTACACTTATTTATCTGTTGATATACTATTCTTAAATACAGATAATAATAAACATAGATGTGCATATAGTTATGCCCGTATTCCACTAGGCGGTGGTATGGGCTATTTTTTTACCCTTTTCCCTTCAATTTTCTGTATTGCTTTTTTGTCAAGATTGTCTTTAACTAGTTGGAAAATTCCCTATTGCCCAATTTAAGAACCCATGCACATGCATAATCAACCAATTAAAGTCTTACTCATACTCATTCCTATTCTTGTATGCATTCTACTTGTTGTTTTTAAAGACAAAAGAGAACCAAATACAATGACAATTTTTGTAAAATTCTCTATCTACTTATTAAGCGTTCTTGTCTTAATTAATTTAGTTTTTTTTGCAAGAGCGCATACGGGTTGGTATTGATAAGCCATTCACCTCAATGTAATTTTAAATTACTTCTAACCGTTTCTACTTCTCAAATGGCTTCTTGTCTAAAACATCCACTTGCAGATATAAATCAGACCTTCAATTACTCCCCAACCAAGAACTGCACACACAAGCCCAAGGGAAAGAAATGTTCCTGGTCCGGGTAAATTATTAAACATAATTCCCACCTTGTTATTTACTATGTCTAGCCGCTTCAATCTCTCTAATGGCCTTTTTATCTAAATTACATTGCTCGATAACTGTGAGTAGCAACTCATTTATCAATAAAGAGTCACCCCAAGAAAATGTCTCAGGGATGTACTCAGGCAAACAATCATTGAGTAGATGGGCTGGAATGGGTACTGATGGCGTTTGAACGTATTCTATTCGCGTGGTTGTGCAGCTCGATAGTAGCGCCACTAGGAGCATCAAGGGGAGCGCATTCATTACCCACAAGAACAGTTTTGATAATGGTTTTGACCTTTTCAGAAGCCACTGCCGCCGCATCACGTTCCCTAAGGTTATTTCGTGAGATTTCATTAAACGTTACCGAAAGTTCTAAAACGGTGGATAATATGAATTGATTTGCAGTCGCCTCATTTTCTAATCGCTCAATATCTTTTTTTACTAAAACATTGCTGTCATAAAGCGTTGTAGCCCACCAGCTCACAGCAAATAGCGCCAAAAATAACCAGAATGAATTATCTATTTTCATAAGTTCACCTGCTTACCTCGGTAGTGATCTAGGGCTTTTTGACATCGCTTTTCTAAACTTACCTTATCAATACTGCAGGTATCGTCTCTGAGTACATATACGCCAGTTGCCAAGTAGATGGGGAATCCGATAATGAAAACGGATATGCATAAGCGAACTCGCCAAGGCATACGGCTTTTTCCACTTCCCGTCTTGTCATTAACCCTTTCCATTTGATGCCCCCAGCATATATCCAGCGTTTAAGTTCATTACATGCGCCAGCTTGATCACCAGCGTTAAGCTTTTTAAGTAACGTAGAACGCGAAAAAGCCCCTACCCCTACGTTATAAGTGAAAGAGTAAAGTGCAGCCCTTGTGTAATCAGGGATATTGACCTTAATTAAGGGGTTCACTGCTTTAGCGACAATTGCCAAGTCTTTTTCTAACAGCGCATCACACTCGGCTTTTGTGTAGGTTTTTGTGGGGATAATGTCGGGGCCCGTGTGCCCATAACATACGGTAAGAACTCCCACTACATCACGGTAAGGCTTGGACTCATACCCTTCAAACTCTGCAATCATCGCAACAGTTAAGGTCATCAGCCCACCAGCTGCAGCGGCCATTTTTATTTTATTTGGTATCTTTGGCATGAGCCGCCTCCTTGCGCTTATCTTCTTTTCGTTTGAAATATAAATTTGTCAAAAATGTAGCCACACCTAAAAGTAGGCTTCCCAACACCCCAATTGCTGCCCACTGCTCAGATGAGAAACCATCTAACAATTGTTTTAGCCAATAGAATGTTGAACCCGTAGAGGCAGCATAGGAGGCGCCAGTTGTTAATTTGTCCATACGCATATACCACCCCCTACGGAGTGCCCGAAATTTAGTTAATAGAAAGCCACCAGCAATAGCAGCTAGATTTTATTTGTTGATTTAGTGGATTGATTTGAGTTTTGTGGATTAGAGCGAGAATCAACAAAGCTTACATGAGTTGGAATAACAGATCGTTCACCTATGGAGCCTTCAAGATGCCCATTTTTATCATAGCTCGCCATTCCACCATTAAAGGTTAACGAAACGCCCGTGTCTGATATATTAATCATCATAATATTTTTAAGGTCCACGCTTCCTCCTAAGGAACTGATATGAACAAGCAGATATTTATAGACAAAGTTAATGAAATTGGCGTCAATAAACTATTGATGCAAGCCATTCGAACAGAAGATGATATTGGTGCGGTTTTGCGCATTCACTTATTAAGTGAACAACTGGCTGAAGCTTGGATTTGCGCAGCTTGTGATGCCGATAATTTCTTCGGAGAAGGTAATTATTCAGTAAGAATTAATTGCAGCGATAAATTTAAGTTAGCTCGAAATTTAGGTGTTCCAGATGAATTATATAGCAGCCTTAAAATGATTAACTCACTAAGAAATAATTTAGCACATGGAAGTGGGCATAATTTAGTTTCTGACGAATCAATAAATAAACTCGTTAATTTATTAAAAGGGTTTCAATTGGAAAACCAGTCAGATAAATGGAACATAGACGCCCCCTTGCTTGTAAGAGACCAGGATGGATTGGCTGTTAATGAGTATTCAATTAACGATAAGAATACACCAAACAGGGTGAAACTATTCATCTGTTTTGCATTTTTAATGTCTAGGCTTGCATTCTATCTTGGAATAGAAGCGCTAGAGTTAGAATAAGACGGTCACAAAGCTATTGAATGAAAACGACTAATCCCATCTGAGCACACTTCAAGCGAACCGCCCTTATCTTTAACGCGGCAGACAACTTGAGTAGATTTAGTATGGTCAATTGATTCTGACTCAGAGCCGAACAACTCAATAAAGGCATTCTTAACATCCCGAGCCAATCTCTCCATTGGCTCTTTTTCCATATGAGATCTATCCATAATTAATCGAGATAAACAATTAGCAGCAACCAATTGAATATCAGCGGGTAAGTCTTCAAATTTCATAACTACCTCTCTTAAATAGAAAAAGGCCACGCAATGCGCAGCCCTTGAGTAATTATCAACTACTGAATTAATAACCTCTTTTATATATTTGTCGGTCTATTTGCACTTTCTGGCTAGCTTTAATGCTGTTTAACGTACTCTCAGCATAGGGATCATCTTTAGGTTTTTCCTTGCTGATATCCTGTCCAGAAGATGTGCAAGCAGAAAGTATTACCGCAAAAACTAATATAAACGGCCTCATGTCATACCTCATAATCATATTTATGTTAGGTTTTAGACCTGTCGAGGCTTGTAAGTTCAGTTAAGTAACTAAACTAAATCTAAACGTTAATAACATTAGAAGTATTGTGGAGGCATACGCTGAGAGTGTATGCGTTCAGGTTCCCATGGCGTGTGTGCTTCTATCCTGATAAGTACAGATAACTCATGCGAGTTAGCCAATCAGCCTTGGTATTCCTCACAATGAAAACCCTACTCGCTTTAATGCCGCTATGTGAAAGATAGAAGCTGGCAAATAGAGTTGTCATTATAAAGGCACTTGCTAAAAGGTATTCTTATTCATTCGGCTTTAATCTTTCGGAGTTTGCAAAGTATAATGCGATAACTAATATCAGTATGGTGACCGAATATATGATAAACAACTGAGGACTGTTGTGCTCAACAACAATAAGCCGAATTACCGCAGTGATCGCAATATAGATAAAATATTGTAATGGAAAATGATAATCAGACTGAAAATACTTGATAATCAATGCAATAAATTCAAAATATAAAAAATAAATGATAAGACCATCAATTAGGGAGTAAATTGAAGTTGAATTGCTAACCGCAAATAAAAGTGCGGCCAATACTATAGTTTCTTTGATTAAAAAGATAATTAATATAACTGCAAGTAGAAGCAATGCAGCGCTACTAATCCATTGCAATACTCTACTAATTAGCTTTGATTGACTCAATCCAGACATCCCCCCCCCTCATGATCTTAACCTTTAAACATAGTTAGTGGAGTGGTCCGCCATCGAGGCATCGAACCTCGACTCTTAGCCTTAATAAGGCTAAATACTCTTCCAGTTGAGTTAATGGCGGAGAAGGCTTATTTAAGCCAGTTTAGTATTGCAAAAGCCATTAAGGACATAATAGCTATAAACATAATATTCTGGGTATAACTAATTATTCGGTCGTAAATAACAAGCCAATTCATAGTTTACTCCTTGGGGTGTTTCTCTTAAAAATCTGCATCTACTTTTCAAATAAAATGTTGCAAATACGAAACGTTAAAAAAATACACCCTTATATATAATAAAACCTCGACATTGCGAGGTTTAAAATACTAGATAGCGCGAGCATTCATTATATTTTTACAAAATATACATGTGGCGCCATGTGGATTGCTAACCGAAATATCAAACTGTGATGTCCGATACTGGGATCCGTTACAACATGGGCACTTGTAATAGAAGCGAATTTTTATAATGTTTTTAAAGCGCCACTACGTTAGCTGCTGCTGGGCCTTTTGCGCCAGTCTCTAATGAGAAGCTTACTTTTTGCCCATCATATAAAGTTTTAAAATCATCACTTTGGATAGCTGAAAAATGCACAAAAACATCTTTGCTTCCGTCTTCAGGAGAGATAAAACCAAAACCTTTAGATTCGTTAAACCATTTTACTAAACCAATCATTGAATTAGACATAGAATTTCCTTTAATTTTTAAGTTTGCCAT